TTGTTAATATGATTATGGCGCATTGTTGTATAATACGGTTGCAAATTTTGTAAATAAATAGAGAAAAAACAAATAAATAAAGCAATAAATCATCAATCAGTCAGTATTTTAACCTTTATATACAACATTATCACGTTATCACCTCTATATGGGTACTTTAAATCAAACATTATTCTTCAATATCATCGAATCAAGGTACTTCCCACAATCCGAGATTCTTGCGCATTTGTCCAGTTGAAATTCCCCGACCGGGTATCTCTTATTGTTGAGCGTTTCTTTCGCCCAAGCTAGCAACTCATTTATCGAGTCGTGGTCATATTTCTGTTCTTCTGCCATAATATTTAGTTTTCGGCAAAGGTATAAAAAAAGCCCCGACTAAAGTCAGGGCGAACTTGCCAAAACTTAAGCTTTTCATACCGGTAACGGTCTGCGAAGATAGTTACCGTTTTTTTGAGGATATATTCCACAATCATGTTAACAATTCCACATATTTTCCACAGATACGCAATATGTTCATTCGTGTTCATGCCATTGATATATAGCTAAATATAAACAAAAGCAGAATATGGCACGCGCTTTGCTTTATCATTTATAAAGATTGTAGCAAAACAGTTTCATAATGAATGAAGCCAAAATAGGATAACACATTTTGAATTTACATAGCCTATATGTCATAAGAAAATGGTAGAATAAACTTTTGTAAAAAATTGTACCTAAACTTTTCATATTACTTAAGGTGCCGTCTGGGAAGATAGCACCTTTTTCTCACCACATGAACAAGTTACAACTGATTCCGGCTCCTACATACCAACCACCCGGATAACCGTATCCAGCCTGCAAGCCTAATCCCCAACGTTTCTTCTTCGGGGTGATGGTATGGTAGATGTCATTCGTCACATTCTGATACACGGTTCTTGGGAATATCTGTAAGCTATCCAATCTCGGACGGTAGCCGGACACCCATGCACGGTAAAGGCTGTCCTCATAGTAAGCCTGTTCACGCCCGACTACCATATCACCTATGTGCATGGTATCTGTCAGTTTAAGCGTTAATAGTGGTGCCATAGGCGGTGAAACAGACAACGTGCAAACTTTGACAACCGTCTTTATCTTCGTCTCGGTTCTCACTTCTGCCGTTATCGGATCGTGCGGACTGCATTTCATCCACACGATCACGCCAAGCAGCAGGCAAATCAGTATATAAGGAAGCGTTTTCATGCTACCTCAACGTAAATACCTACAAGGTCTTTTAGTGAGTTGTAAACCGCTTGCCCGGTCGAACGGGTGCACTTATAGGTAACTCCGTCCTGTGAGTAGTATTTGCCCTCTTCCAATGCCATATTGTTATTGTATGGAATCGGATCATCCTTTGTTCCGGCAGCGGTCTCGTTGATTTCCTCGTAGAGAGCTGCGGTGTTGATGCTTGGCGGTTGATTCTCCAAGACGACAGCAATGTCCTGACGAACCCGGTACAGTCCATCATTATATTGCACTTTCATTCCGGTTGTTAGCGACTTGCTGATAAACTCGTTCCAATACGGATACATGGACTTCACTTTCAACGCTTCGTTGTCAGTCAAGTTCATTGTTTGGATTCCTGATCTGGTCACATTCAAAAGGTTCTGCGCTGCCGCCACCTGAATAAACTGCGCACTGCCTGCCGGATGTTCTTCTTCCGTCCATGACCATTCATCACCCGACAGAAGGGCGTTCAGTTCCGGGCTGTCAAAATAGTATCTCGGAAACTCTTCATCCTTGTAAGGGGTTAGAAACTCCTCGTGGAGGATTACCTTACTTCCGTCTTTACTCTTTCTCATTGTGGGGATAGCCAACAGACCGTGCTGGGCTAGCCATTCGATTGTTACTACTGCGTATTTCATATGTTTTTTTTAATTAATTGTTTAACTTACTTCAATGTTATTCTCAATACCTACAATGTCATTAAGCTCCTTTATTTCTTCTTCATCAGGCACATCGGGGAATAGCATAAAATCAAAGAGAGCCATTTGAGCAAAATTACCTCTAGCAAATGAAGTGCCAATATTAGGAGCATATTGAACTCCTATATTAGCATTAGTTGCAGTTATATTATGAGTTATATTCAGTAAATCTTTATCAATAATGTGTTCATTAAGTATACCATCAATATAAGTTTTACCACCTTTATTTGAGTATTCATAAGCTATTGTCTTACCTGCTGAAACAATAGCTAAGTATTGACTCCAATTATTTCTTTGGTCATACAAGTATCTATCATAACTTTGTAAATTCACCTTCATCAATACTTGTTTACCACCATGAGCCAAAGTAGGAATGGTAATATAGTCATCCACCCCATCAAGACAGAATGAGCCTTCGTATTGTCCTAGTTGCTCGATAACAAGATTAGACCAATCTAATGTTAAGTCATTAACTATAAATTCCCACGAACCTGTTGATATTTTCCCTCCAATTGTAACAATTACATTATTGGGAATAGTTATATCAGTATCTTGATGAAATATCAATTCCCCACCAACAGGTATTCCTGTGGCTATAACCTTTATTTCATTAACATAAGTCCCAGTACCTACATATATTATACCTCTATTCGCTTTTAAAGAAACTACTGTAATCTTATTATCAGTACGATTTATTTTATTAGCAGAGGAACTTATATGCCATTTGTTGTCATTAAATGGTTCTATATACCCATTAGCTCCACTCATTCCCGCATAAGTTGAGTTGTTGATTATCCCATGATTACCCTTACCTGTCAAGTCCGGAATGTAGCCTAGTATCTTATAAGAGCTGTTTGGTATTCTTAGAGTCTGAGGGGCAAGAATACAGTTCGGCTCATTGGCTTTCTTATAACTATGAGGATTAACAAAGACCATAGATTTTTCTACTCTAATTGATGTATTCCAAGAAATAGATGTACCATTATATTGTACTCCACCGCTAACAGTATATAAATCAGGAAGAAGATTAGTATGATTTACAAAAGTAACCTCACTGCCTACTTTCAACTTATCTCCCCAAGTGATAGTTTTACCATCTTGTTTTAGATTAATTATTGCTGGATAAGGCTGAACAATATCTTCGTATCTGATGTACTCGTCAATGGCATAGCTTATCTTCTGAGGGCTTTTGGTTATTGGGAAATCTGCGTAATAATATCCATTAGGATTAATAGGTAAATCTGTATATTCAACTCCATTAATAGTTATCTTAGATACTTCATCTATTCCGCTAGGTTGAATATAAACTCTGACAGTACTTCCTTCTTGCAAATAGATTCCTGTTTTGTTGATAGATTTATTATACAACGTAGTTGGACCCTGACTTATCTCAATAGCGTTATAAGGAATATTTCCAGATATAACAGGTCTAAACTCCACCATATCCGGATACAGCGTACCCAACTTATACCTCTTCAACTGTCTTTCAATAAGGAGAGGAGACAACGAATATGGATATACCAATATGCTTCTTACAGCTAAACTTGAAAACCGTGCATCATTATCTCTTACTACTCCTAGCCACATCGAATCTGAATCAGGTTGTGCCCCCGCATTAATATTACGTCCTTGATTTATATATTTAGACTGATATTTAACTTGCATACTGGCATCATTAGGAGCTAAATCATCTGTTGGTGCTGTATAAGAATATGAAGTATTAGCCATATTAAAAATAAAAGACCCGACACTAGATATTTTACTTTTTGATAAAATACAACTATCTAGTCTTATCCTAGAATACTCAGCTACTACCGTGTAATCCTTGTATATTGGAAGGTTTTCTACTTTACCGTAATCATCAATACCATCAGATACCAATGCTCCTTCGTAGTCGGGTATTTGTTCCACTGATAAACCTACCCAGTCGTTAGGCTGCGTAGTACCTCTAGTCAGTGAAAATCCTATGGCAGAAGGATGTTCTTCCATTTTGGGTAGTTCATTAATTCCATTTTTCAGTATATGAACCCCTAAATATCTAAACTCTCCACCTTCCGGTATTCCTGATATCTCGACTTTATGAGCGGGTACAGTTATATTAGAAGTATGTAATATCCAATAATTATGAGTAGGTTCTGTAATTTTAAGACTAATAGGAGTAGAAATTACTCCCTCTGTTTTAATCCAGGTTGAATAATCAGCTTCATATTTACCAATTCCACTACCTAGTTTCTTAGCAAAGTTATACAACTGCATATCATGACCATTTCCACTAAAGTCTTTCAGATACCAATCCGCTTCAGGAGTATCATTGCTTAGACCTTGTTTCTTTACATCATAGTATACATCCGGTTTAACATGCTTGTCCAAATTGAAGTAGGATATTACCTGATTGATTTGGTCGGTGGTTAATGCTATCTTGGCAATGATAGTCCAGTAGTAAGCTACTTTGGAAAGATACATCGAATCACTTCTACCTACAACCGAGAAAACAGAATCTATTCCAAGTAAACTTCCTTCTGTAGCATAATCATTTTTATCTCCCAATATATTATTAATATTGGTGGCATTATTCTTGCAAGAATAACCATAAATCCCTGTTTTACCAGCATTAGTAACGTTGTTTCTTATCCATCCATTATCGTTTCTAATATAGTTCGTATATGATATATTAGAATTATAACTTTCTATCTGATGAATCATGGATACAACAGTAACCTCATTGCTTCCTCCTAACATTTCCTTAACCGTCTTGGTGGAAGTGATTAAGTCGTCTTTACCGTCGGTGACGAAGGCACCTTGATGAGAGGGGATTTGCTCAATAGTTATATCACAATCACCAATTACAGAACCGTCTAATGAAGTTATCATAAATCCATACCATCCAGCTACTAAATCGACAGATATTTCATTAACTCCATTTACAAACTCTTTAATAACAGTGTTTTCATTATTAAGAGTACATTTCATATCAGATGTAAGCCCTGATATTTTTAACTTAATATTAAACTTCTTAGTTGTAGTTACATTTTCAAAGAATGCATGGGTTTCAGTAAGAGATGACTCTATACGAGTTATATGAATACTATTGACATTTATTGTACTAACAATACCAGGTTTAGATATTCTCCATGTAGTAAAATCTTCTTCATACTTCCCATACCCACTATTGAGCTTGTAAGCCGCATTGCTAATCACAAATGGATTGTCCGGGTCCACCAAGTTCTTGATTACAGCCCTGTCAGGGTCGTCGTTGCTCTTGCCGTCACAGATACAGACGGCAACCAAAGAAGCCAATACTTCCGGGTCGATGTAAGGACGGGCGGAAGTATCAGCCCGGTGGGAAGGCGAACCGATCTGATTCAAACCAACCAGATTCAACCCTATTACATTTAATGGTAACTTGTTAAGCTTCATTGCCGGATTCGGTTACTGTTCCACTTAATACTTCACTTTCGCTTTCGACACGAATTGTCTTTGGATAGACCAAAGCCGAGAAGTCGCAGTCTATGGTTGTCCCTGCATTGTACGCAAGACTTCCGGGCAAAACTACAGGTTCAAAATTCCCTTCACTTGTCGTTCGTTGAAGGATATTCACCCGACCGTAGTTATCACGTTCCAAATGGATATTGAAATCAGAATTTACCTGAAATTCCGCATACCATACGCTGCTGTTCTTTTTGAACTCCAAATTTATTGTTGCCATGATTGTTCCTCCTATTGATTATAATTTTAAAACCTGTTTCTTCACGTTGCAGCTATCATAGCTGACGTGAACCCATGAGAAGTTCTTCTCATCTATCAGCTGCGTAAAAGGAAGGTTAAGCTCCTGTACGAGATTGAATAGCTTTTTGTTTTCCGCTTTTGTGTTCGGAGTGCCAACTATATCAGCCGCCATTCCTTTCATGTGCTCGCTGGTCTTGCTTCCTCCTACAGCCTTGTTTAAGGCTTCGCAACGGTATCCGCTAGTTACAATGATAGGTTTGCCATAGGCTTCCCGAAGAGGATCAAGAACGTTATCTATTAAACCATCTACATTGCAGATTAACGCTTTCGGCAGACGGTTATCAATACCACGTCTGTCTGCCGTTTCGCTCTTTATCATTTCAGCTATTGTGAAATACTTTCCCATATCTTTCCTCCTATAAAATCAATGTTAATACTCCGATTTGAATCGCTTGTCCGATGAACCCGCCTATCAGCGTGGCGGCAATATCGAGCCAATCCCATTCGTTGCCGTATGCACGGTCCTTGAACTCCATGCCGACAGCCAGTCCTGCCGCAAACAGGATGGTTAACAGTGCACCTGCCGGGATGGCGTAGAGCAGGTGCTTGATACGGTTACTTTCATTTATCCAGCTCATATAATTATGTTTTAATAATCACTGGGCGGCTTACGCTCCTTACATCCTCTGACTTCGCATTTCTTGAAATTCAATGCCTGATTCTCGAGTTCGAGCTTTACATTCTTAGACTGTAGATCACGTATGCGCTCGCGGTCTTCATTCTTCTCAACATAAAGTTGGTCGATCTTGGTATCCAGTTCATGAACTTTGGCTTCTTTCTTCTCGTACAATTCTTTCCACTCGGCTGCATACTGGGTTATATTCTCAGCTTCCGCCTTCTTGGCGGCTGCTGCTTCTTTTCTCTTCTTCGAATCGTAGAACTGGAAGGCTCCAATGAGGGGAAGCAGGATAGTTGCGACTATCCCACCTATCATTGCCACTATCTGACTGATTTGTTCCATATTAAACCAAGCAAGTAAGATAAACGGTCAACAATGAAATTACCTCAATCCAGAACATCGGCTTTCTCTTTATGAAATCGGAGATGAAGTTACCCGTCCAATGCTTCTTCATGGAGACAATCATGTAAATAATGAATCCCGACCATAACAGAAGCCAGTACCAACTGTTGCATCCTACCCACATTTGGGAGAATATTAAGGACATGGCGGCACCTATTGCATGAGGAACCTTTTGCTCCGATTTGAAATTAGGAGACACACCGAGCACAACCATACCGACAACCGAAAGGAATACAAGAAACTGGCTGTTCTCCGTACTTGATTCCAAAGCTGCCGGAAGAAGCAGAACACCGGAGCCAATCATGCACAGAGCGAACCAGAATTTGTGTGTCAGCGCATAATAGGTGGCACTGATTGAATAAGGGATTTCTTTCCCTTTCTTAATCATCGCATAAACATAGCCTGCGATGAGAATGAATGATAATAGTACTAATAGAATCATAGCTTTATCTGTTTTTGAGTTTATAATACAAAATTGAGCTGTTCAGGGTATCCGGTTTTGTAATTGTAGGCTTCCACTTGTCCGGCATCAGACAAGCTTTTCACAGCCGCAATATGAGATTGCGTCACGTTGTAGCAGTCAAGGGCGTACAATTCAAGCCGGTTGAGCATTTGCAGGGCTGTATCAACAGGGATAACGTACTTCTCGGCATTGTACCAAAGCGTGGTATTCATTCGTCCGGATTCTTTCTCGATACCGATTGAGTTGACCAGCCCGACACGGGTGTCTTTGTCTAACCATATCTGTTTTCCGGCAAGCGTGAATGAGTTGACGGCATCCGACTTGTCATAGGCGTTGATTTCCGCTATCTTCATCTCTTTCAGTTCGTCAATCGTATATTCATGCTCGACCAGTATAGGATACCCTTCATCATTGGTAACAATAAGCTTTCCCGCAGATTGACCGTCTAACAATTCTTGCCAATACTTTTTCGTAATCTCTATTGCACCTTCTTGGGGTGTGTCGTGGAATCCGTTTTTCCAATACATTTTTTGCTCCATAATTATTCTTTATTAATTATTTCCATCGACCTATCGCAATCCAATTGAATTTAGCAGAACTAACGCCTGTACTCGTAGACACAAAGTTTCTATCTACTTTAAAAGAGTTTATGGAATAGCCATAAATAGGGCAAAAAGTATAAGCGTTATTATCTGCGTTGTTTTTAATAACACTCCCAATAGCAATATAATTAGTGTCATAAAAAGACGTTGGCATATATACTGTTTGGGCAGCTGACGAAGTCCCTGCACTATATCCCCATTGTATCAGCAGACCGTTATTAAACTTAGCATAACCGTTCTGACCGAGTGATACAGTCATGGCGTTGGAGAGGTCGGCTTTAGCGTATGTAGTACTTAGAGTGCTTAGTTCATCCTTTTCCTCATCAGTCACGAAACGCTTGTTTTTCTCCTCTGTTACATCACTTGCTTTATGGGTATGTTTAATCAGTGCGAATAAATCCTTCCCAATAGGAGTAACAGACCATTTACCCGTAACACCGGAAGACGGGTTGCAGGAATAATAGCATAATACGCCATCTTGGTTTAATGCCACGAATGAGCACTTTGAATTATCTTCTGCCAATTGCATGTTTAGCACTCCCAAATTGTAATACCCACCTTTTTCGTCCAGGACATATACCATTCTACCGGATTTCCATGCTTCGTAAATAGCGTTTATTTCGGTTAGGTGGTCTTGGGTTACGTTACCGTCATTTACGATGGAACTGAAAGACAGGGAAGATTTGTAAATTCCTGCCGCATTACCCGCAGCAGGTAGCTTGTCGATAGCATCGTCTATCTCTTCGGCTGTATGCCTTAATGTTTTAGTTTCTTCTGCCATAATATACTTATTTAATTATTCATCCCATGAAAAATGCTCTTCACCGATTTCATTGAAATTAGTTACGTACCAAATATAATTACCTTCACTATATTCCATTGATTTGACACGTAGTTCCGCTCCTGATATATCTACTTTATTATAAATTGGTGATTCACCAGCCATAAAATGCGTATAAATAAATCTTCCGTTATTGTAATTTTTCACAAAGTAATTCGGAGAGGACCGTGAATCTATCCAATGTCCGAATATGGAAACTTCGATACTGGGAAACATACTCGGGTCTGGCAATATAGCTGTTTGAACATACAGATTTCCTCCACCGCCATATGCAAGTCGAATATTGTATCCTTTAGATAAATCTAAAATAATTCCTTCCGTAGATACAGGAATTTCTATATATGGGTAGGAAATATTTGCACGTATTTTCAATAATCCGTCCTTATCCCATTCTATATTATTAGAAGCTAGAAACCCGCTTCCATCTTTTTTTAATGCCCATTTTTCACCGTTTGATAACAATTCATCAGCGTTTATATTATCCGCTTTTAATCGTGGTTTACCATCTTCTCCTATTTCAAATACGGCTATTTGGTTCCCATCCCGGTCTTTTATCGTGAAATTATCGGTAGACACATCTATTTCAGCACCGTGTATTTTCAAACCGGTTACAGGGTCAAACTGAATAAATGAGTTTTTATCTCTGTCACCAACATAACTGCGTCCGTAATTATTTGAATAGAACTGCTGCGTCTCCTGGTCGAATCCTTCTTCCTTGACAGCCTTTCCTTCCAAAGTATAAGAATCGATACCCTGCAACATCTGTATGGTTGGAGCGGTAAGCCCATAGGCGGACAAAAGGATAGCATTCTGACGTGCGGGATCTGTCTTGTTGCCAAGTTGGATTATTTTGTCACCTGCCTGCGGAATATCGCTGCCTTCCTCGCAGTCATCTACCGACAGGTCAATATAGTTTTCGCCGACAGATAAAACATACCGCCAATAGTAGCGGTTAGCTACATTCTCATAAACTCCAGCCTTGATGTTAAACTGACGACATTGCGCCATGTCTCCGGCTGTGAACTGGTTGATGATGGCTTTCTCACCATCGTCGGCAGTGAAGTAACAACGGTACACGCCACCTGTCGCTACGGGAACATACAGGGCTGCGTTGTCCGAGTCGTAGAGACGTGCCCCGCTTGAATCATACACGGATGCTACGGAAATCTTCTCGACCTTCGTACATTCAATGCTGGCTAGTGTAAGAAGTATCTCACCGCCTACCGACTGTAGTTCCTTGATTGTCAAAGATTCAAACACAGCCTTCAACCGGACATATATTTCATCAAATTCGGCATACGAACGTCCGGTCTTCGGGTCACGCTTGACAAGGAATCCCGTACCAAGCGCACCGCTTATGAAATTTTGTGATTCTATATTATCGGTTATGACACCGCCAAGCAGTCGGATAAGATAATCCATTGTTTCCTCCTGTGTCTTGTTCAGAAAGGTAGCAAGGGACTTTTTGGATGAGAACACATTACGGTCAGACGGAAGTGTCTTGTCATTTACCCCTATCACATATATACTTGCCCCACCGCCACCAACTACGGAACCGGAGTAAGTCTGTCCTTTGTATGTGAGATTATCAAGCTTGCTTTCTATCTCACCGATACGGGAATAAGCGGCTGTTTCACCGACTGTATATATAGGATGATCGTATGGAATATCCAACGGCCACTCGAAACCGATGATGCGGGATTGACGTCCGTTGGGGAAATACGCTTTATTTATAAGGTTTACTTTATCTCCTACCTCATAGGTACGAATATTACCCTTATTGTAGATGAAATCAGCAGCCATCTCGCAATCATAGGTGGACGGATCTATCATGGATTTCTTTACATACTTCTTGGTAGTTTCAAGCAACTCTTGTTCTGATTCCGGCATCATCTGTTCAGAGATGAATGCCGGATCGAAGCCGTAAAGGACATATGTGTCTGCCGGGACTTCTTCACCGTCTTCCATATGGGCGGCTTGCGGGAATAACACATCATCAGGAAGTGCACGCCCGTAGTCCTCGTTTCGGACTATCTCAAAGGTTGTACCCGTGTTGTCGCTCTCTTTGAGATTAAGGGCGAAATCCAGTCCGGCAAGCTTGCCCGTTTGGAATATCAGGTGCAGTTCATCCAGAAGGAAGTCCTTCGTAAAGTTCTTCAGTCCGTTATCCTTGAAGGTGTAGATAGGATATTTATTGCCGGTTGGTTTCTTTGTCTCTTCGTCTATTTCTTCCTTTTCCTCATGACTAATGCTGGATACGGAGCCGATATACTTGGGATATTCATCCTCAAATATAACTATCTCCTCAATTGCTTCCTCTACAGGCATTTCCACGTTGTCGGGGTTGTCGTAACGTTCATCTCCTATGTTGATACGTTCCCCTGTGGGGCTGTATCTGTAAGCGTCTACATAGGGAATACCTTCCGGCAGCATAAGGCGTTTCTGAACAACACCGTTCAAGGTCAGTTCCTTGTCATCCTTGCTGAAATAGTTGTCGGGGACCTTGCCTTTTATGATGTTATTAATCGTATATCTGTCTCCTAGAGAAGCGGTGACGCCTTCGGGAAGACGAAGAACATTCGAATCGTCCCCTGTCAGGAAATCCGGATTATAGACGGCTTCAAATATCCGTCCCTCATTGGAACCGGAAAGGAATGTGACGGTGGTAGCGGCTGACTGCCCGGCAACAAGGGATACATCAAATGATACAGAGCCCAATATGCCTAATCCCATTCCGATAAGGGGGTTGTCGTAATATGGAATGGACAAGTAACTGCGCAATCTCAATTGTGAAGCGCCTGCTCCCGGTGAGAATGTTTCGGGGAAGGGAAAGACCGTATCTATTTCGTATTGTTGGTTCTCTCCGACTGTTACAGTGCTGCCGCCTATCACTGTCTCTTTCTCCATGCCATCCTGATAATAGACGAAGGATGCGCGGAAAACATAGTCACCGGCCGGAAGATAATCTCTAGGAACGGGTGATGGTATATAGGGTACGCCAATATGCAAGTGGATACCATTTTCATTATCCTTTACACGGTAAATACCGGCCGCCAATGTTTCAGCTATTTTCTCATCATAGGAAAACTCCCTTTTGTCCCGGTTCAAATGACTTGAAAGGTTGAGATCGGAAGTGCATTCTTCCTTTGTGACCGTACTTGAAGGAAAGAACTTTATATCCAACGTTCTTGCAGTATCGGATATATCCCTTCCCTTGACTTTCTTCACGTCAAATACCAGACTTTTCCTGTAACTGGCGGGAACGTTACGGGTGGAGCCGAAAGCATAAACACGGGTCGCGTATGTGGTCTGACTGTCACTTCTTCGCATGGAGTTGACATTCACGTTCTCCGTGTCTGTCAAATCACCGGCTTTGAAATCTATCGGAGAGCTGTATTCACAACGACCGAAATGAATAGTCTTGTTCTCTATCCACCATTCACACTCCCATGTTTCCGCCATTTGGGTAAGAGCGTCTATCAGATTCACATTATCGTATGAAACGAGCTTGGAAGTGTTCGCTACCGTATTATCAATCTCGTATGTGAACTCTTCTTTTCTGAACTTGTATCCGAGTGCTTTCAGGTTGGCAAGAAAAACATTTAAATGCGTGTCAAGGGTAGCGGTGAGGTTCCATCCAGCTTCGCGTCCGGTTGTCTCCGGTGTGTAAAAGAACTTCTTGTTCTTCCATTTCCAGTAGTAAGCGTCAAGGCGGAGTTCGTAGTCGTATACACCTGTAGTTGTATTGTAGGAGGGTTTATACAGGTCTACTAACTCGAATATTCCGAGTTCATTATCTACTCCGTCTCCCAGTTGGAAGTACACAGGATTGTAGAGAGAGAACTTCAATGTGATATAGTCCTCTTTCATCAACAGGAAGTGCCTTTTCGAACCCTCATTGATTGGTGCCGAAAAGCGGAGATTGCCGGATATGTCTTTGATGTCTACCATAACATCTTCAAAGTTCGGAGATAAAAAAAAGAGTGCCCAATTTTGAGCACTCGCATATACAACAATTACCCTATTGTTGGAATTTAGGTTCTTAAACTTGGGTTTGGTTCACAAAACTTCATCGAGCATTTACCAAAGGTTCTGTCTAAACTCTGCGCATAGGTGATACTCTTACCCAGATAAATCAGATGATAGACATCGTTACTATTAGCCGGAATCTGAATATCAATCACACCTTTGTACAATTCTTCAAAAAAAGCTTTCTTCTTTGCCTGATAATCGGATGGGGAATTGCCTTCTATGGTAAAAGCCAAAGAAATTTCTCTCTCATCTAATTTGGGGGCGATGGTTATTATCTGTTTACCGTGTTCCAAACGGGACTTATTTTCAATAAATTCTTTCATGGGGACTGGTGTCCCAAGCGAATTAAGAAAATTATCTCCCATTCTGACTCCCCATACTTGAAAAGCGTCTCTGCCATTTATTAATAAGTCTGCCATAACTAACTATTTTGTTGATAATCCTTTTGTGTTATTTTTAACTTCCGCTATATCCTTCTGCATTTGCTGGATTGGTTTTATTATTGCTCCGGTATTCTCGGAGATTTGAACTAGTTCGAGATATGAACTTGCTATCAAATCACGCGTATCATCAGCAATATTTCTCGTTTCCGTATTTATGGAAATAAGTGCATCCGCTTTCATCGTTAGAATATTTAGTGATTGGGATTGAGCTACACTTTGATTCTTTATTTCTTCTCCGGCAATTTGTAAGGAAGTGAAACGTCCATTAAGTTCGTCTATTGAATCTTGCGAAGCGGTGGCAAAACCTTTCTTTGAAGCTTCTTGGGAAGAGGAAGAAGAACTTCCTGTGTATCCGGTTGCCGCAGCGATTTCATCACGGATCTTCATGGCTTCTTCAACATATTGCATATACTCATTCTGCAAAGCTTCCCTTTCCGATTCAGTCAATTCATTATCTTCCATAGACTTGCCAAACTTTTTCCACCATGCTTCCAATTTATCGCTATACAATTCACCAATCTTATTGGAAAGCATTGCACGCATAAAATAGTCAGCAATATTGTCGGCTACATCCTCTGCACTTGCATCCATATCCATTAGAGTGTCAATGAAACTGTCATACATAGACTCGAATGATATTCCGGTAAGACCTTCATATAGCTTATTAGTAAGTTCTTCCATCTTTCCGGCTTGGTCGATATAGTCATTTAACTTTTCTGTCAGGCGACCCCCATAATTACCTTTCCCTGTATTCTGAATTTTCTCCCACATATCAACATTACTGCGTAGCATTTTCATTTCTTCGGGAGAAAGTGACCATATATCACCGTTCCAATTCCGACCAATCTGACTGCTTAAACGAGCTATTTCATCTTGATTAAATCCACCCCAATAATAGTTCCAGCTATGATGGGAGTTGGAATATCTTGCCTGTTCTTGCGCAATCTTCTTATAATTTTCTTCTGTTTCCTCTTGTAATTTCTTAGCATCGGTATATGCAGCAACAGATTTTGTCCCCTTACTGGCTTCCATTACATCCGTCAAGTCCTCAATGGCTGTTTGCAGCGTTTCGTTGCGATCGGTTAATCGATCAATAGTATCTTGTACCTCCTTTGCATTGCCACCGATGCCAAACCATGAATTAAATCCACCAAAGGTAATTGTGTTGAGGATGTTGCCAATACCGCTACTTATAGATTTGCCTAATGTGACAAATAAATCTCCAGATAAAACATCACTTAGAATTCCGCTAACAGCACTGAATACGGCATCAAGTAATCCTCCGACAACATTGCTTAATCCATCTTTGAATACATCAATGATAGCTACTATCCAACCAATAATAGGAACATCTTTCAAGTTCTTTGTTACTTCGCCAATAGCTCCTTTCATAGCCGAACCGGCTTGTAACAAACCTTGATAGGCACTACTAATTCCACCAGATGCAAGTTTCGACAACCCCTCAACAACATTATCCATATTAGCCCTCAATTCCATGGCGGTATCAGTTACATCCTGTTGAGCTTGATTGGCAATATCTGTTTGAATTTGAACATTACTAGATGCAGCATCTGCATTTTGCTGTGCTGTATCACGGGCATCTTTCGCTGCTTGTTTTTCTTCTTCTGTGCCATTTTTTATGGCTTTCTCATAATCTTCTTGTGCTTTTACAAGTTTATCTATGGCTTCCGCTTCCTCATTTTTAGCATCATTCAGCTCACGGAGTGAATTTTGATACATCTGAACCTCTTGTCCAAGTTTCTTGAAATTCAAACCACCAGCTCCACCCAAGGATTTTTCCATTTGGCTTATGGCATCAATCAGTGCTTTTTGACCAGCCTGGTCGGAGTTCTTGAACTTGTCGGTACGGACATATTTTTTTGCTTCTTCCAAAGTGGGTTTCACCATATCATTAAACATTCCGCCAAATTCACCAAATACAGTAATCCAATCTATATTGGCTTTTATGGCTTCTGTCTCCTTGTTCTGTATGGCAACATCCCGTTGTTTCTCCAGTAACTTGACTTGTGCGCTATTTACCCCGCTCTCTTCTTGTACTTTTTTTATCTTTTCTGCATATTCTTGAGCTATCGCAAATTTCTGTTGTTGGAATGTACCATATTCTTTCAGATAATCATTTAAAGCCTGCTGTTCAGCTTTAAGTTGTTCTTTAGTTATATTGGCTATATCGTTTTCTCTTTTTTTAGCGGCATTAGAAGCCCATGTTCCAAGTTTTTCCTCTTGTTCGCCAGTTAGTTTCCCACCTTGCTTCGTTTCCCAATCCTTACGCTGTTTCTTTATGGCATCAATCTCTTTCTGATAGTCCAAGTCAATCTGTTTCAACTTCTTTTCCGTGCCATCCTTCATGAGATTAATTTCGTCCTGTTGGTTTTGGCGATGGAGAGACAAGAGTTCTTCGGCTGTCTTTTTTTGTTCTTTTTTTTGCTTTTCAGCAGCTTTTTCCTGCTTGGTTAAAGAACTACCAGTGATACCACCTAAATTTTTATAGGCTTTTTCAGTTGTTTCTACCCGTTTCTTAGCCTCTTCATACTGCTTTGAGGTGAACTTTGATTTATCCTTTTCTATTTCAGAAAGTTTCTTCTTGGCATCATCCCAGTCTTTCTTCGCTTTCTCATAATCCTGCTTGTAGGTAGTAGGGGATTTCTTTTTAGCCAATGCTCCATTAATTGAAGAAATAACGCTTTCTAAATCTCCACCTTTAACCATCATCCCGTTTACAACAAAACCATTGCGTTTGGATGCAGATGATTGAGCAAGTTTCAATTCCGCTTCAAGCTTCTCCTTAGAATAGTTTTTAAGATTGGATTTGTAAGCGGAAATATTATCATCCAATATGTCTTTCTGATACTTTTTTAAAAGTTCAGAGTTTTTCTCCATTTGTTCACGTACCTGTACGTATGATTGCTTGCCTACAAACATTTTCCATATATTCCTATCTGCATCAGACATATTCTTGCGCAAATCAGGATTATCGAATAACTGCAAATATCTCTGTTGGCTATCAACCATATGTTTTAGAGAAGTATAGTTGTCTTTTCTACTTTGAACAGAGAGTTTTGAATCCTCTTCATTAATCTGTTGCTTCAATTTTAGAATATCCTCCAACTTTAGCTTTTCAATATCGTATTGTTCGAAAATTTTAGGGTATTCTTTACGAAGTTCTTCTAATGATTTTTGCCGAGTAAGAGTAGCCAAACCCTCATCACGAGCAGCCGTCAATAATTCTTCGATTTTCAGCTTATGCTCCTGTTCTTTTTTAAATGCTGCATCTTTAATGCCGTTATATTCTTTTTGAGCACGGGCGGCAGCAGTTGTACTATCAGACATTGCCCACATTGTAGTAGCAAGCCCACCGATAACGACAGTTAAAGCTACATAAGGATTGGTAAGCATTGCAGCGTTTAAAGCTAACTGCGCTTTTCGTGCCAATAAACGGGCGTTGGTAAGTCTTATTTCCACGAGAGTGTGTTTGCTTTCGGCAGCAGTGACAAGCATCACTGCGGTCCGGTATGTACCATAAGTAACCACTAATCCAGCCAAGACCTTACCTATCGTCTCATAATTCTGAATCAATGAAGTGGTGGCTTGAATACCGGACATGATAAATCCTTCGCTTGACTTACCTATTTCATTTAAGGCATTATCCCAAGCATCCTGCATCATAGACAACTGACCATTGATAGTCTTTGAAGCATTCTCAGACATATTATAGAACTTACCACCTGCGGAAGTTGCATCAATGAATGCCTGTTGAACCATTTCAGCGGAAACAGCACCTTTGGACATTTCATTTTTCAAAGTTGCGATAGATTTTCCGGTCTTTTCGGAGATAATCTGTAACGGGTTGAATCCAGCGTTTATCATTTGATTCAAATCCTGCCCCATAAGTTTACCCGCTGCTGACATCTGTGAAAAAGCCAAAGTTAGCGAATTGAACTTACTGGATTCCCCCATAGAAATATCACTAATGGCTTTCAAGTATTTGATAGTGTCTTCTGCTTGTATGTTAAATCCAAGCATCATCTTTTCCGCCCCAACCATATCTGACATAGTAAGTGGAGAAATCTTAGCTAGTTCCTTGATTTGCGGAATCAGTTGTCCTGCCATATCCTTTCCAACCATAGTCTCAATAGCGGTCTGCATGGATTGAAATTCTCCACGAATACGAATCATTTCAGAACCTAATGCCTTTAATACTCCGGCACCACCAATAACCGCCAATGCTTTCTTCCAAGAAATAGCGATACCGTTGTTACTCTCTACGATTTCCTTAGCATTATCATTGTAAAGGGCGTATTCATCCCGAAGTTTCTTTACGGAAAGACGCGCTTCGGCTTGTTGTTGGGTAAGTCCAAATAAAGCCGCCTTTTCTTCATCAAGAGCTTTGCGGGCAGCATTGTATTCTTCTAACTTGCTATTTGCTGATAACGGATTCCTTTTCAATGCTATACGATAAGCATCCCCAAGTCGTTTTACATCCGATTCAATATCCTTAACTACCGCTTTTTGAGCAAGAATCTTCTCTGTGAATCCATTTACAGATTGGGAAGCATCGAAGATTTTCCTTTTGAATCCCGTTTCCATCTCTGCTCCAGCTTTGGCTGCATTAGTCACCAACTCATCCAATCTTTGATTAGATGCGGCAAGTTGAACATTTAAAGCCTTGAAAGCAGCAGGAGACTGCGTGCCATCCATGCTCATTAACTCTTGTTTTAACTTCGCAATTTCATTACGGAGCCTTACGACTTCTTCCCAGTCACTACCTACCTTAAAATATAATTTCGCCATATCTATTTCTTTTTCCTACGATTAGCCAATTCCTTACCACTGATTCTATTCACCTTCTGACCATCATATACTGCGTGTAATTTATCCCGTTGCATCATCAGCAGATTCCGATAAGGGATAATCTCAAACACTTCTGTATAACTCAGATGAAGCGTGTCAATCAAATGGGCGATCTGCCCGAAGAACGTTGCGTTTCCTACTGTTTCGGTCTTGCTGCCAGCATCGACACGTTCCTCATCGAGCTGACACACTGAAAAGCCGAAATATCCATCATGGAAAAACACAGTTCCAAAGCATTCCTTACTTCTTCAAAAGTCCCGTTCTCCAAATTCTCAGCCAACTCCTCGCTACCACAGATGAAGCATGAAATACCTTTCAGCATATCTTCAGTAGCTTCAGGAAGCTCTTTAATAGCTTCCATGACATTATCTCCTCGCAGGGCGATATTGGAAAAATGATGAATGGCACGACAGATAACTTTAATTGTAGGCGGTTTGATGGTATAAACGATTCCACCTATCTCTACATTTTTGAAATCCAGCCCTAACAAAGCATCAGAAACCGTTTTTGCTGCTTGATTCATATTCTTAAACTAAAAGGGGGAATGGTGCATATCCATCCCCCGGTTATCACTCTTGTACTTTTACCAATGTTATCTCTTTTTTAAGAGTGGTATCAACTTCAGAAGGAGTGGTTTTAATATCTCCTGACTGAGTGACGTACCCCACTTTCGACACTTCATAGTGAACGGTAGCCCCGGCATTCACCTGCTTTGACTTGACCGTTACACCGTCCAGCTTTACGGTCGCATCGGAAGGAGTAGGTACAATGGTTACTGTAGTTCATGCCTGCAAAGCTTTAATCTGCCCCTCTTCGTAGTTATACTCAGAAGAAACACCTTCAATTCCCGGTTCCTGCACCAAGCCTTTTACAGCGATTGCAATTGCCTTATCCGTATTAGCTTCACGAGAAACAATACGGCATTTTGGGAAGATGAACCAGACATCATCATCGGTCAGACAGAACAATGTTTTGTTGATAATAACTTTATCCAAAGCACGCTTCCAACCCACATCTTTAGATGTTGCCTGAATAACATCGCCCCCCATGAACGCTTTCTTTGTCTTCCAGTCATACTGTCCGATAGAGAAAGTTGGTGATACTTCTCCCGGTACATCATCGTAACGGTAATTCTTTCCCGTTAATTGGTTCTTGTACCCAGTGACAGAGGCTTCCGTTTCCTCTATCTGCCACGTTTCGCCATGCACGTTCAACACTTCGTTTTTTGCGGTGATTGCCGCTTGAATCAAAGTCTTTGCGATTTCGGGGGTAATGTCTGCCGTAACAACGCTTGTGTCGGCAAACAAGATTCTTTTAATTCCTACTGCTGAAATCATAATTCTTATAGTTTCACATTTAATACTTCAAATAAAATTCTCACATTCACGTAGTGGCACTTCAAATCTGTGTCCTCTTCCGTACCGATTGATTCAATGGAATAACGATAAGTTGTACCGTCATAGTTTCCGACCGTATCAAACCGTTTCATGGCTTCTCTTTCGAGTTCCTGTAATCGGATTGAATTAGATTCGTTCTCGCTCAAATCAGGAACGCAAAGATTCACCTCGGCAAAAGACTTCTTCCAGTACTTGCCCGGCTGCTGCTTCTTTGCGTGAATGACAATCCTTTCGGATTTCAATTCGCCAACAAGTGTTTTGCCTTGCGGAACAATATCAATCCCGAAAGCCTTGCAGTCCCGGTAAAGGATGTTCGCTATGTCGGTAGTCACTATCATTTTTCAAATTCCTCTTTTAATCGTTTCTCCGCATGAAGGGATGCACCGCTCAAAACGTCAAAGCCCTTGGATTCCACATTGGAAGCGTACTGATAACCGTTAGGGGCTGTCGCATCGTTGTAGAGTGTCAAACCGTCCTTATCAACATCGTACTTGTTTGATGTCCTCAAAGTGAGTGTGTGGTCTTGATAGTCACCATGTTCCTCTGCGTACTTCACGGCTGCATCGCCCACATCAATCATCTTCTTTTCTACTTCCCATTCTCCTTCATCAAAGAAGCCTTCAACATCGGAGAAATCAGAAATCACATCCATAGTTCCGAATAGTTAAAGTAGTTCGTACTCTTCACCGTGTAAACCTTGCCTTGACCTCTCACGTTTTCGCCATCCATGCAGCGAACTTCATCGCCAGCCTTGACTGTTATTCGCTTTTCACATAAAACATGGTAATTAGGTCGGTACACCTCACCGTTCGCTGATTTGAACTCCTTTGTGGTATTGTCATCGCAACGGCACTTGCACACCTCCTGCCAGCTCTCGCCACCTGTTCCGGGAATGGGTCTTCCGAACTCATCCCGTTCCATTTCGGTGATTACCTTTACCTGTAATATGTGTGGAGCGAATATCATAAGAAAGTGCATTTAGGTTTGTTGCTCAACTCGTCTTTAAGCCCGTATTGCTTACAAAGCCATGAATAGTAATCCTTGACGCCTTTAATATCCCAAGACATCGAGAAACCGCTTTCGCTGATAGAAGTGGCACGAAGCAATAGAGAGGGGATGAACTTCGCAATCGCCACAGATACACGCCCCCGGCAATCCTCGTCCATCTCATCCTCTCCGCTTACCTTCGCATCAAGACACATATCGAAAATGTCGGCTTCCGACAACCGAATGTCGAAAGTTTGAAATTTTTGTGATATGTAGTCGTTTACCGTCATCTCAACAGGGAGTAATTAATTTGCTGTATGCGGTATAAGAGTAATGCGTGCAATACTTCGATTTATAGATATATCGAAGCGGACATTTAGGACATCAATCCGTTTCCATCGGACAGCCGCCTCTTTTTTCATCATGCACACCATAGCCGGAGCGTTTGCAAGCAAGAACAAAGTCTGTGGAGTAGCCTGCACAATACAATCAGCCGGAACCGTTTCAAAAGCGACAAACTGAATGTCCGACAGACTGGCATCAACCGATGGAGTCACATACTCACACTTAGAAGATTCCACACTCGATGCCTGCACACTCAACGAAACCAAAGACATCATCAAAAAGCCACACAGGGCAAAAATAAAATTCTTCATTTTCTTTATAGATTTATTAAATTAGACAATGGAAGGGTAGAATGAGCTACCCTGTCCGTTTATTCGATACCTAATGCTTCTTTCAGTTTGGCAGTTGATTCTTCATCCTGTTCTGAAACCTTAGCCAAAAGAGTTTCCTCTTTCATATTGCCGGAAGCCTGCACACCGATTGACTTCAACGCTTCAACCAAAGTTTTCTTCTCAAACTCCTTTTCAAAAAGAGAGAATTTCACCTCCTTCTTTTCTTCGGGGGCTTTCACTTCAACCCGTTCAGCAAGTCTGCGGCTCTCCATATCCAAGACGCGGGACTCCTCACTGATTTCAATCACTTCACCCGGACTGTAATACTTTCCGGTGAACTTGTCTCTGAAAACAGATATAACCTTTACCTTCATACCTACCTCCTTATGCTGATTGGATATTCGCAATCTCGCTCAGGTCGAAATTGGTAATCAAGTCCGGGTTTGAAATCTGTGGAATCCACTCTGCCGTATATTCCATGTAGCGACCGTTCTTATCACGGTAGTTGGAGATAAGCATCTGACCGTCATTAGAGGGCACATAGGTACGCCCCTGCACGGGGTCAACCGCTTCATACGGGGTATGGTGGCGCATATAGCCGATTTTATCGGAAGGAAGCATCGAAATGCGGTTGTCCGCATAAATCTGCACATTCTTCCCGGTCTGGTCTTTCACATAATCCTCCTTGATTTCGATGCGAGGCAGACCGATACCGATAAATACATCGGAAGCCAAAGAAGAGGAAATCAATCCTGTGCTCAACTTCATTTCGTTAGTTCCAATAATCATCTTATACTGCTCTCCGAACTCAGAAGAGCCAAGTACGAACTTGTTGAAAGAAGCACGTGTCATAATCATCTTGGCATAAACTCCGAAGTCCGGTGCCAATGACTGAAGTTTCTCTCTCAAATAAGAGATAAACTTGCTTTTTCCGTCCACAATGACATCCGAACTTGTCGGCTTGATGAAATTGAACGGAAGAGTGATTTCCAACAGCTTGTTGTTGGTCTGCCCGGAAGTTATTGCAGCATCCTTGTTGTAAACGGTGGCTTCACCGGTCATCAGCAATGCACCGACAATAATATCCATACGCTTGTGGGCGGCAAGGGTAATCTGACGGTAGTCGTCTACCAGGAAGTTTACAATCTCTTCCATTGCAGCCTTTTGGTCGGCTGGCTTAGCTGCATTGAACTTGTCAATCAAATCCTGCAATTCAGAAAGGCGGTCTATAGACATCTGGTAGGCATCACCCAAATAGGCAATTTCGCCATATCCGGAACCTATATTCCTGCGTTCACGAATGGGCTTCTCTCCAAAACGTGAATTGATAGAACCGGCCATAACTCCGGTTACAGAACCTATATAATCCTTGAACAAACGAGTAGTCACTCTGCGGAAAGTAAGATACTGCTGCCAATAGATTGTGTCCTTGCGTGTCTGGTTCACACGTCTGATGATAGCAGAAACAATGTTCGCATCATCGAATAATGTTTGAATCGTTAAAAACATGTCCTACCTCCTTACTCGTTAAATTCAAACCATCCCTTCATGTTGGCTTTATCGTTCTCGGAGAACGGCATAACCAATTTTGAAGGTTCAATTTCTGCGGCTGTACGAAGCAATGAAACCAATGTGATTCCGTCCTCAATCTTTGTACGGTTAAACAGAGCCGAATTAGCTACATGCTTTTGTTTTAAACCATCAACTGCAACCGCATTGAATAATACGGCATCTTTGGCGATATTCTCACCAAAAGCCGCCTTAATAGTCAAGACGTCATAATCTTTGTTAGTCTTATCGATGGCTGTCACTTCCGCACCTTTAGTGCCATTGCCAATGAACATCCCCACATAAGCTAAAGAGTTCTTGGCAATTTTGATACTTGTACCAGAAGTGTATGCTTCGATAACTCTTACATTGATAACCGCATAAGCAAACTTGTTTTTCAAGTCTGCATAAATCGGTGTAAATCCGGGAAGAAAACTTCCCACTACAAGGTTCTGCGTGTCGAGCTTGAACGGGCCACGTCTACAAATACCGGTCTGGACATCGTAGCGTTCCTCTTGCTCAACGGGCGGAACCAAGTCATACTTAAATCCTGCTGACATAATTAATTTTTGTTTTGTTCAACAATAGTTTTCGTTCCCTCATCAATCATCTTAGCGATAGATTCAGATTCTTTTTCAATCTTCTCTTCTGCTGATTCGGGAGGGGTTACGCCTTTGAAACCGTCATTTGCGAACTCCTGCTTCAAGTCCTTGAAGTATACGTCCAAGTCCTCATCGTCCTTGATGGCGCATCGTTTGGCGTAGTTTTCGGGAATACCATACTCCTTTGCCTTTGCCAAAATCTGCTGGCTACGTGTTGCTTGAGCCTTCTCCGTTTCAAACTGTGTTAGCTTGTCAGAAAGGCTCTTGTTGGAATCAATTAAGGCTTGCGCCCATGCAGGCACATCGTCTTTCTTTTCTTCCGGCTTCGGATTGGGATTCTCGACCGGCTTACCGTCTTTAAGGTTATGCTTCTTCTCGTAGTTGGTCACTGCTGTTTTTGAAGCATCCCCGGCACGGAAATCACCATAGGAATTTAATACGTCCGAAAAACTGATACCCTCAACGATAGAGTTTACCTTTGTTTCGTCCGTTATACCCTCTGCCTTCTTGATGGCGATTCGGGTAAGGATAGCAGTGTCTACCCCAGTAAATTTCTGTTGCAGTCCTGCCAGGATAAGTTCTTGAATATTCATACTGTATGAATTAAATTGTTGTTTGAAATTTGTGGTATAAAAGTAAGAAGTAAGGAAGAGGAGAGGAAATAATTGAATGGGTGAAAAACAACAATTGGGGTATTGTTGGAAAATGGTATAAAAAAGGCGTGATAACAGTCACGCCATAACGAAATAAACACTAAACAAGCACTATAAAAACCTTAAATTTGAAAAGTAACAGTCTTGGAACTGAAAGAACTCGCCAAACAATCTCACGTTATCACCTTGCATGAAAGCGAACTTAGAATGAAAGCCCCTCACTTGGTTTGCCGTTTTAAGAAGTTCTACTGAATCCAAGCCATACCTTTTGATATAGGGTTGTAAAATCCGCCTAAAGGCACACTCTGAATCCGTCTTATCTTTTGGTGGATTGATACCGCCAATAATGCCGTTGTGCATGAAATACGTTTCAGTTTCTTGGTCATAGAACGGATGGCAATTCGACTTTTTCACGCTACCATGTGTGGCGTATCTGAAATGAATCAATAGAGGTTCTTCTTTGTTGCATCTTTTTAAGTTTTTCTTGAATGAAGTATAAGACAGACCTTTGTATAACACGTTTGGCGATACGATACCACACCCATGAGGGTTTCGTCTATACGCCTTATCCAATATATCTAAACTTGGTAATTCTTTGTCTGCTGGCTTGTAAATGATAACACACATAGTCTTTACTTTTTAGAGAAAAGGCTCAATTAAGAGCCTCTCTGCGGTTGATAAAATATTGTTTCTCTGTATTTGTCAAGAATGGTATTTCTTCAATTGAACTGCATTCTGAAATTTCATTTTCAAATGAATATTGAATCAGCTTTCTAAGAAAATTAATCCAATTAGTTATCTTATCGTATTCGGTCGTGCCCGAATGTTGACGAAATTCAACTGTTTTGTGCGAAAGATAGCTTTCTGCATTAATTTTGCGATAACGAGTACCGTTTACTCTTATAACGTCTGATTTAGTTGTACATGTATCATAGTTCAAACTTTGAACCGACTTGCAATAACCATTGTTGTTTGCTCTGCGTGATTGTGGCATAAAAGAATCAATTACACTTTCTAACTTTTGATAGTTCTTGAAGATCTGAACAAAGTGAGAATCGCTGATTTTAGAAGCATCAAAATGAACATGAAGACCAGTTGATTTATTGACTTTTGCACCGATGGCATTCAAAGAATCACAAACCATTTTAAGGCTGTCTAAACCTTTTTTACCTTTTAAGATAGGGCTTACTATTTCTTGACCGTTTGTGCCTTGAATAGAGGCATCAGAAACTATTTTATAATAATGATTATTGTCTCTATGATTGTAACCCTCTGACTGAATGGATATGTTTCTTTGTTCTACTTCTCTGATAAGAGCATCACGCACTACATTGTAAGTCTCGCATTCAACACCAAAGGTTAACGTGTTAGCGTTGAACTTGCAACCTTTCTGTACTTTGATAGAACCTAACAAAAGGCTTACTTCATAAGGTGACAAACCTAACTTAACTAAAGATAAAGATTTGGTCTGTTTAGACTTATTGCTCTTTACAATTTCTTCTACTTGTTCTTTTAGAGTTTTCATAATTCTATGTTTTAGTGTTTATACTTCGTTTTTGAATCACATTGCAAATATATAAGTTACACCTTATATTAATGTAGATAATATTAGATTTAACTTATAATTAACTCAAACGAACAAATAATTTAAAACTTATTAAAATGATGCGGTTTATAATATATATCTTATATTTGATGTGTGTAATTGATTATTTTCATATCTTTGTTCCATTATTTAAAACTTATAGCCATGTCTATTAAAGAACAAATTCAAAAAAGAGGATTTACAATTAGTCAGGTCGCTGCTTTGATGACCAACAAAAACGGAGAAAAAGGTATGAGCCAGTCTTCGCTTTCTCAAATTATTAATGGGAATCCGTCACTTGATAAGCTAAAAGAGATAGCATCAATTTTGGGTATTTCTGTTTCCGAATTACTAAGAGAGGATGAAGAGAATATGTTCACTTGCCCCAAGTGTGGAGCAAAGCTAAAACTGGTGGAAGATACTGGGGAATGAAACTAAAAAGGCGTGAAACCGAATGGAATCACGCCTAAATGAAATTGTATTTAAAATCCCAACATTGCGGCTGGAGGTATATTCAGCACTCGACATAGCAACCTCGCAATTTTGAGGGTCGGTTCCGAACGTCCAGAAATATAGTCATTCACACGCGATGGACTTATCCCAATCTCACCAGCAAGTTGCTTTTGACTCATCCCTTTCTCTTCAAGAGATAGCTCTATCAATTCCGCAACAGTCGGTTTTTCTATCGGATAATGTTCTTTTTCGTATGCTATCACAATATCGGACATAACTGTAAGTTCTACCGCATTCTTATCGTTTGCAGGGGTATTATCATCAACCAATGGCAGAAGTTCCTCCACTCTCGCCAAAGCAAATTCATATTGTTCTTTCGTTACTTTATTCATATCCTATATCTTAAATGGTTGAACAATCTATTTTATCATAATCTTTATGAGTACCAACCCAACGAATGAAGACGTACCCAATTGTAAACTTAACAACGACAACCAACCGATAGTTGTTGCCTCTGATATTGAAAACGTAGTGTTGGTTGCCTACATAGTCAGCAGAAAGAAAATCAACCTTTATATCAGACAAATTTTTCCATTCGGCCTTTTCTGCTATATCATACCAACGCTCTAAGGCTATGCGTGAATCTTCATAACCTTTGGTTTCATAGAAATCTTTCAGCTTTTTATGTGATACTATTCTCATACGTTGTTCATTTGATACAAAAGTACTAAATAATTTTGAATTATAAAACTATTATAGCATAAATATTTTATAATATCGAATTATGCGCAATAAAAAAGCGGGACTGAAAAGTTCCGCTATCTATTTACAATTAACCAAAAGTCATTCTTTTGTAGCAGGAATCACCTTTTCATTTTTCAAACTCTGTTCTTCCTTGATTTCTTTAAGTTCTTCTTCCACTCGATCGGCATTCCCAGCAAACATAATTCCCTCACGTGTTGACCAAATGCCGCCACTGACAGCGGAAACGGCAGTAGTCACCTTGTCATTCAAATCATCAATCATATATGGAACCAGTTCTGTTTCTATGTCAATGGTCTGCGATGCCTTGCTAAACTCGGTTGGATTGATAGAGCCTAAAGCGGAAACAATGAAATTTAATCTCCGCTGCAAGAACTCACCGATAACCTCACCGTGATTTTCTACCGCCATATGTGCACCCATGAACATAAAGCGGAAAGCGGTTCCTGATGCTTTGCCTACCCCCTTCAACGTTTCAAAGGATATTCTTGGAGTGTTTGACATATCATAAGCCATATTAGTAAGGGTTTCTGCTTCAAAACGTACCGTATCCGGAACTTGGTTCCACGTCAGATATTGGGCATCCGCACCTTCACCTGTAAGCTTGACCATTCTATCCTTAATCTTGCCCATGAAGCCTTCTACATCGCCAATTAGCTTCAACAGCGGAAAGAAATGGTAGTCTATACAATCTGCATAATTGGATAAGAGTTTTTCCAGCCGGACACGGAATGTCTTTATCTTCTTGCAATAAGGTTCAGAACGGTAGGCATAGAGAACCGGTAGTTTGGAGAATCCATGAGCAAAAGGCGTTCTTTCTTCATACCCTTTAGACAAATCCCATTGATAAACCATTTTGTCCGTGATAGTCATAAAGCAGGTGACCTCCGAATCGTCCATGAGCTTCTTCTTATACTCACGTGAGAAAGCAATCATTTTACCTTCATCGTTGAAGAACGGGTATAGCTTATCACCTCTGAATGGAGACCATAACACGCTTTTCAGTTTCTTGGCGGGCTTGACCTTGCCACCGAACGTAGTCTTAACTTTCTTCCAAAACTTTGCCCAAAACGAATCATCATCGGTAACATACCAATATTCTGCCGCTTCTTGTTCGGAGAGCCAGGCACGGACAATCTTCTTGTTTTGATATTTGATTTTATTAGACTTGAATACAGCTTTGACCGCATCCAGCAGTTTTTTTTCATCATTATCGGTTGGAGTGCAATCCATAGACGGTTCTGTGCCGACCGTGAAAGCTGTTTGAATGTTTACTATATCCTGTTCCAATGGGATAGAGATACGGTTCACAGGTTCGGTCTTGTACCTCGCTTCAAATTCATAAGTCTTACCAGTTTTTTCATCGAAAACCTTCTCTGCTTCCTTTTCAAGCACTTTTCTATCTGGGTACTTCTCCTTGTCAACCATGATTTCATGGCGTTCGGGATTCCAGTCGTCCCAAAGTTTACAACGGTCTGGAAGTTCGGTCTTTCTACCTTTCTTCAGGTAATTTATTTTCTGCCCAATGTCTGATAGGGCTAATATTTCTTCAAGTGTCAATGGCATAATCTATAATTTTAGTGTGTGAATATTCCTGTTAAATCTTTCGGCTTCTGAATCTTACCAAGAAGCTCACCCAATACATAGTAACGTGCAGCGTCTATACCGTGATTGTCATGGTCTTCCGGCTCGTTGATGTAGTTCCCATCCTTATCCTTTGCCCATACATACTTTCTGAACTCGCTTTGAAGATTATATGAACGCTTGGTTATATAAATATCCATACCCTGTATTTTGTCAATTCCCGCATTGATAGAGCCTGCTCCTTTTTCTACGGCATATATCCTAATGCCTCCATTATGTACCTCTTGAATCAATCGTGGATCTGCACTATCGGCAATTACCTTCAAGCCCCACGGACGAAGAGTCTTGATAATGTCAGAGGAAAGCAGTCCTGTACGGTAATCCACTTCATCCAGATATAGAGCATTATCCACAATTCCGCACCGGATGGAAGCGGACGGGTCATGTGTATAACCGAAGTCTTGCCCAATAGCTACTTTCTTTGCCCAAGCCGGGAACTCATCAACAATTCCCCACTTCTTAAATACAGCGCCTTCCGCCACGTCTGCCCAGCGACCGATAACCACATGAGCGTACTTTTCGGGATTGTTCGCCTTCATATCCTCGACCTCCTTTAAGAACTCCGGTGAAAGGTTCTCTAAGTTGTCAAAATACGTAGTATGGATATGGAGCACATTCGGATGAGTGGAAATCTGAACCAGCACACCGTCAATCTCTACCAGCTTGTGAGTTTTCTCAATGTATTTCTTGTAGATGAAGTGATTGGAATCGCACGGGTTCATTATGATGATAATCCGATTCTGAATACCTTTCTTACGAATGGAGAGCATTATCTTGTCGAACTCTTCTTCATTAGTCCACTCTTCCGCTTCATCGCAGACGAAAGTCGTAATGCCTTGAATAGATTTTAGTTTTGCCGTCTGATTACCGGAAGAAGTCTTGATGCCCCGAAACATGATACGGCTCTTAGTCATCTTATTGACTATATCCGTCTTGGTAGTCTTGAAATACTTAGTTGTTCCGTCCAAATCTATCTTCTCCATCATTTCCGGAATAATGGACATACCAGCGGAAACCATCGTATAGCGAGTATAAAGGATCTGATGGACTATCTTCTCTACAGGAGTCATTTCAAAAGTAAGACGCTCTATGAATGTAGAAGCATTGAAAGACTTGCCGGAGCCACGACCACCTGTAATGAGAATAATGAACTTTTCCGTATCGGTGTATAATGGATGATATATTTCTTGGGGTACTATCATTTCAGCTTGTCTTTAATCCAAGAATCAATAGTGATACCGTGGTCAATATCTGTAGGGATGTCGGCATCTTCATCTTGCTTGCGTTCAACTTTTCTCCAGTCTTCATCGTAATGATACAACCAAGTCATTTGAGCACTTAAATTGGGAGCTAGCTCACCTTCTACAACTTGCACTTCTTCTTCGCCTGTCAGATTGCCATCTCTATCCCGCAACTTACGAACTGTGGTATTCTTAGTTTTTATGCCACCAAGAGCCATTGCAAGAAATTTAGCACGTACAAGAGAATTTATCGTGCAACGCGCACGCGAAAGGACATCACTTAATTCACTGTATGCACTTTTCTTTTCGCTAAACTTTTGCGGTGACAGTCCAATGGCATGAGCAATTTCCTTATCAGTGAATCCCTTTTTGGCATACGATTCCACGAGAGAAAGAAAGTCTTCGCTTGTATAATCAAACTTAGGCTTTCTTCCTCTACGACCTTTTGTATTTTGAGATTCACTATTATTCATAAATTTATCCGTTACTTAAACCTCTGCTCGCGGTTGTTTTTTCCATCCTGCTTCTTGTATTGATAAAAGCGTTTCGTACTCTTAATTCATTCCTTAAAGCATTTCTTCCAAGCATGTGCTCACTATTTCTCAATCTTTCGTATTGATTTTCAAGTTGTTTCACCGTCTTTCTTCTTTTGACTCAGCAATTCTCCTAATTTTAAGTTACTAATCTATTCTTTCAATTTGCTCATCAAAGACTTCTCCCTTGATAAACTTCATATCCGGCTCATAACCGAACCTTTCACAGAAAGCAGCTTTCGCTTCATAGGTATCGAAGGATAACATAACATAAGCATCCATATCCTCGGCTTGCTTCTGTGCGTTCTCCTTGACTTGTTGCTTGACTTCTTTCATGTGGGCAACCTTCTCGGCACGTTCCAACTGTTTGGCGGCTTTATCGGCTTCTTTCTGTTCGGTGACGGGTGACATCATATCTGACAGAGCATCTGCAATAGAGTTTTCCTCTTCTGTCTGTAATAGATAATCAACGCCAATCATGTTTAGGTCAGCATCGGTCAGTCCTGCATCTTTCCAGTCTATATCAGGAACAATACGAGCGAGAGCGTCAAAATCCCATGTACCTTGTGCGTTGGGATTGTTCATTAGAATATTCAACTCTTTTTCCTGCTGCTCGTTCACATCAATCACATCAACACGAATGCGGTAGTCATTGTCGGGAAACTTCTGCAATTCGTCCATGACAGACAAACGCTGGTGCCCGCTGACTACAGTAAGCCCTGTACGCTTATTCACGACAATTCCACCTACCAATCCGAACTTCTTGATGCCACGCTTTAATGCTTTGCGTGATTCATCGGAAAGTTTTCTCGGATTGTAGTCTGCAAAACGAATGGCAGAACGGTTAAGTTCTACCGATTCACTTTTGATATACTTTGATAGTTCCATATTATCCGTTGCTTAAAGCCATTGCACGGGAACGAACTTTATTATAAGCAGGAACGGCTCTATTATAAAATCTATCCCTTACTCCTCGTGGCATATTTCTCTGTCCTCCACGAGTATCTCTGTTATTGAGGTCTCGTGCTAATTCCATAACTCTACGACCTTGTGCATCAATTTGCGCCAACGTTTTTGTTCTTCTTGTATTACTTCTTCTAACTCGGCAATCCTCCTGTTAATTTTGTTTATTATGATACTCCCAAAGCACCCTTTCAGCCATTGGGAAAGTTTTGTAAATTCTCTGTAAGTCCTGTGGGTAATTCTTCTCCATCCAAAGCATACAATCAAGATTGAAACCGACACCCGAACTGGCTTTCAATGAATATCGAACTGGTTCGGGTAAATTGTGCTGCCTCATATAAGCAAGAATATCCTTTTGTGTCCAATCAGC